GGGTCAATTGGAGGGCCTGTCTCGTCAGCCATTAGTTAATTAATTCCTTATTTAAATGGCCATAGAAGGCCCGTTATATTTTCAAAAGTTTCGATTGCATCATATAATTCGTATCTTGATTCTTTTGTTCTTTCATCTTTTAAACCCCAGTGAACATATGATTCCATGTATTTTTTTTCCGCGGAGAGGGCTAAAGCCAGAGCTTTCATTTGTGCTTTGGTGCCTTTAATCTTTACATCGCCAAGTTCTGGGTTATCTTCTTCGTTTTCTGTTAAATGTTGTTCTAATTCTTGGGCCGAGGGGATTCGTCCAAACATTCTTTTTAAAATTATTTTAAGGGTTTCTCCAAACATAGCCAAAAAGCTTTCGTTAATTTGGCCTTTTTGTGCCTGTCTTAAATCTAAATATCTTGGTACTAATTCCATGAAATATCCTCCGCCTTTGTATAGTAAATAGTATGCTAAATGAAAATAAAAAGCCAAGGAAATTTCCTTGGCTTAAAAATTATTATTTTTTATTATTTTTTATTTTTTCGTAATCTTGTTTTTCTTGTTCGAACTGTTTTATAAGTCTTTTTATGAACCAGTTTCTTAATCCAACTGGTAAATTATAGGCCTCAAACAAGCTCCAGCCACTGTGGTATTTTAGTAGGAAGAACTGTTCGTACACCTCTTCCATATATTTATCACTTAGGCCAAAAAAAGTCCGCGGTAAGCGGAACCTCCATTTTTGTTTCTGAATTACAGTACGTGCATGCAAAATATTGCGTTAAGTCTATATTCGGTGCCAGTTGTGAATATGCATTCCGAAGGTATCGAGAATCTTTCGCCGGCATGTTATCGATAAAGTTTGAAACCTGCGTCGAATCGGTGACATCGTTAACAGAAATAATAAACGTTTTCATCTGATCCGTAACCGTTGCTAATTCAAGATTATGCTTTTTATGCTGCTGCATAGAATATATGAATTTTTTTTCATCCATGCCTGTCAGGAGCCTCGTTTCAACCTTTGCTGTGCTATTTGGCAAAGTTATAATAAATGTTTTGTCTTTAGTTAGAGCGACTTCACCTAAATCTGAAGGCTCTTTGCCATGATTAATTTTAATTTCGCGTAAATCAAACTCATAATTTGAATAATGATCGCAAAAGGGGCACTGAACCTTTGTTTCATACATGGGCCCATATGCAGATATTCTTGCTGTAATTAATATTGCGCTTTTATCGCCTACCAACAACTCTTCTACATTGACATTTTTATCCACTATCAAATTTTCAACCAGCCTTTCAACTGCAATGCCCTTTTTCAAAAGGGCTGCGGAGGTTAAAATGTCCTCGTCCTTTGCGGTCATTTGTCGGATTTCTAGATGCTCATGGTCGCATAGCGGATGGTCCTTTGGATAATATCTCCCTTTTGAAGGAAGCTCAACAAAATCCGTAGGTGTTATAAAATGTAAAGGTTTTACCTCTTCTACTGGAGGTGGGGTTGAATCTGCGCTATGTGCTTGAAAACGCTCTTCATTGTTTCTCATTATTGCCTCTTATTTAGTTTATTATTGTATATTAGAGAGAACCGTTCCATGCTCTTGGGAATCGTCTAGCTGTGGAATATCCACCCGCGACGCCTTGGAGTGGGTGTCCTGGGTTCGCAGTTTCTAAATATGCCCAATCGTATCGGAGCGTCAATGAAACTGTCATAATATCTTCATTGTCATAACTTAGATCGCCAAAGGAGGCATCTTTAACCCATGGATTTTTAAGAACCCACTTTTCAACCATTCTGCCAGTGTTGTCGACTTGTTCAATTGTAACGCCGTTAAGAGCGTTAACTGCTGAACTTTTTGCTATAGTTGGCCAACGGCCGGAGCCGTTTTCGCCATTGGGGTTATCGGGCGGCTGATATCCAGAAGCTTCAATAATCCCCATCACTGTTTTTACGGCATCCGGGCTAATAGGGTCAACTAGCACAACGCTAACTTGATTCCATTCTACTCGGCCGGGATACCAAAAAGTATGATTAATAAATCTGTGAGAAATTTCAGAAACTGAGACGGTTGGCTTAGAAACAGATTTTGCCATGTATGTGTGTATATTATTAATATAAACTACCCATCTATATGCACGTTTTGTTTCAGGTGCTGCGGACCAAAAATTACCAGCCATGTTGTGTTCTCTCCCTTATAAAATTTTCTCTCTACTGTAAATAAATAGTGTTAATATTTTTTTTTACTATATTAATCTTCAAAAGAAGCGCCGGCGCTAGTAATAATAAAATCAAGTGCAATAAATTCAATTGCTCTAGCTGGCTTCAAGAAGATTTTTGCATACATAATGTTTCTGTCAATTAAGTCTGGAGTTGTTGTGGTTTCGTCTAAGACCAATTTGTACTCAGTTAAACCAAAGTCATATTTAACGAAATTCAACAACCTTCCTGCTTCTGCAGAGAAGCCATTCCAAGTTTCTTTAACATTTTGTTCAAACAAGGTTGATGCTGCGATTCTTGAAATTTCTTTCTTGAGGAAAATCAACAATCTTCGCACATTAACTCTGTCTAATGCCGATGGTGTTAATTGCAATGTTTTTTGGCCAAAAATTACGATACCTTCGGCCGGGAACGATGCAATCGGGTTAACATTGACATCATAAAGTTTATCTCTATGTTTAGATGTTAAATGTTGGCGTACTCCAATTACTGGAAGGCCGCCAGCACCTGTGGCGGTTAATCCACCGCGCGAAAAGCCGGCTGGGGCGAACCAAACATTCTTTACAGCTTCGCTGTATGCCATTGCTCCCAGTGCGACTACTGATGGCGGGCACCAGAAAACTGTTCCTTCCAGTTTATCTTTAACTTGTACCCATGGATAATATGCGGCACCATAACTTGAATCGATTTCGCGATCTTTCATGCCTCTTACAGCCTGATCAACATCGCCTAGGCGCGTCGCGTCATCAGATGTATTCTCCGTGTCGGGAACGAAATCGTTTTCGATATCTATAACGGCCAGGGCGTCTGCGCGCTCTTCACAAACTCTAATCAAACGTTCTGTAATTTTAGTGTTTGTCACGCCTGGAATTGCCATTAAATTGCATTCAACTTGTTCTGCGTCTTCAACAGTAGAAATTGCTCTCATAAGAGTATGATATGCATAGCTAGCTTCTTCGCCTGTGGATTTTCCTGCTGCCAGGACATCTTCGTTTCTAAATGGTTCTCGCTCTTTAATATCTAAACCATCGAAGCCGTGGGCAAACACTGTTGTAAATCTATTAATGCCGGCCGTAGAACCTGTCAATAAACTATTTGAGCCGCTCAACGCTGTCCAAGAATTACCAGCTGCGCGGCTACCGCTACTATAGTGAAAACTTAGTTTTACATTGTCATACCTAATATCATCTAATGTAAATGCCCATTGGCGTTCTGCGTTTTTGAGGCCCGTGGTAATCGGACTATCAACAATATCAAAGGCCGCTGCAGATTGGCCTGGTAAAGTACGAACACAATCTACTACGCTTGGCTCAAATTGTACATTAGTAGCCCCTCTTCTTGTTGTGTCAGCGCCCCAGTATGCTTTAGTTTCATCAGTAATTCCACCTTCAGAAGCAGATGTTCGAAGAGCGACTGCTGGGAATACGTAACTGGCGGTTAATCTAAATTTTGGGTTGCCAGTCCATACGCCATCGTCGCACACTCTGGAGGCGGTTAAGTGCGTCATTGCAATATCATCGGCAGCTTCAACAAAAGTTGGAGTGGGCGCGGTGGTGGAAGTAAATTTATGTAGATTGTTGTCGCCGTTAGAACCACTATAAATGATGAATCCTTTAAAGCGAATTGGCCCATAGGCTCCAAATGGAAGGTGCTCACGAGTGGGCGGGCCAGGGTGCATTTCAACTCTCATATGTTTAGATACATTATCATAATCACCAAAGCGCTCTAGGCGTTTGGCTGTGCTGTTCCATTTAACATATTTTGTGCCCACTTTTCGTCCAATATAATTTGCTGAAGATGGATTCAAATTGCAATTTGAATATTTTTCATGAATTTGTTTGTTTTTGTCGTTATCGGTGATACCGCGGACTTCAACTGTAAAAGTTGGCCAAGTTGTATTTGAAGTTGCAGGCTTTATATCGCTAATAGAAACTTTTATATTATTTTGATTCCATTCCCCGGTATCTAATGCAACGAATTTAAATAATCTTTTGGTTCTATTTGGATCTAGTGCATCGTAATTATTTGAATTATTAGCAACAACGGTTCCTAAATCTTGAGAGATAATCCATCCAGTTTCAGCATTGATTGATTCTTTTCTGTGCTTGCTATATTCGAGACTACCAGAAGAAAGCGAAAGAATAACGCCATGAGCTTTGCCTGCTCCGGTTGCTGTTAGTTTTTCACCAACCGTTCTTTCAAAAGTTTCGCCAAGCCAATATAGGTTTGATCCTGTGGCTTGGGTTGCCGTATAGATTGAAGTATTTGTTAGCATTGGATTAGTATTAAAAACTTTTCGAATATACTTGTCTGATGTGGTATCAAAATTAAACGCCGTATTAATAACTTTGGCGCCAGTCGTATCTTTAATGATAGCTCTAAATTCAGTAGTTTCACGAGTGCCGCCTAGGCTTTTAATCATTACGCAAGAACCGCTTGTTACATCGTTTGAGCCTCCGCCTCTGATGGTGCCTGTAAGTTCGATTGTTCCCGCATTTAAATACCAAACGGCGGCCAATGAGCCAGTTCTTGCATGTTCGGAGGACACTCCGAAATGGGTTCCCGCAGAGCCAGATTCAATAACCCACAAGCCATAGGCGCCGCCATTGGTTGAAGCGATGCGCGTGACTCGATTGCTAGTTTGCCAACCGGCTTGGCCATATGTCTCCGAACTGTCTGCATTTGAAGCTTGCTTTCCAAGGAGTCTAACGAACGTTACAGGGCTGCTATTTTTTAAATATGCTTGTACTGCATACGCGCCGTATGTTGGTCCGGAATAATTTCCTTTTCTCCAAACATCATTGGCTTTTCCGCCAGGAATAGGAGCACCAAAAATTTCAACAAATTCTGCAAATGAATTAACTGTGACTGGTTTCATGGCGGGGCCTCGTGAGGCGCGGCCAATAATTACAGGGC